AATAGTTTAACTATCCAATCTACCAATGGAAATGTAATATCCTTATTGGGGTCAACTTTCCAATCTCCTGATGTGTATAGAGTCATAGTACATATTTGAATAATAGGAAATCAAACAAGTTTACTCCCCAATGTAGGAAGTAAACGAAAGATAGTATGAAAATAAACTTTTCACGAAGTGTCATTTTAATCATGTGGGTTATACACCTTCAAATAAATTAAACATACTACTATGAATATTATAACAAATAAACTTAAAATCGTAGTCATAATTACCTCAATTAAACTGTCCCTGGTTCTGGAATTTCTACTGGTTGTATATTATTCTTGATAATGTTGTAGTCATCATCATATACTGGTCTAACAGAAAATGCCTTCCAACACTCATTTATAAAGATATATAAGTACTCTTCACAAGCATTTACATCATCCAAAAATTTCTGAAAAGTTGCATTATGATGTGGTCTTTCATCTTCTCCACCATAATACTCTGGTTTAGGGTCATTCTTAACAAATTCTTGCTTTTCATAGTCAAACTGATTATCAGACCAACAAGATGACATATTACCACCGTCAATTAACTTTGCAATTTTCTCTCTTGTATTATACTGCTCCTTAAGAGTCACACCTAACCACTCTGGATAACCATCCCAATGATGATATACTGAAAGTACTGAAAGGTCTTCTTGTAAAAGTCCGATTCTTGCTCTTGTTGACATTTAAAAAAGGGGATAAATTGGGTGCGAGAAAACAAAACGTACACGAGGTAGTTTGTTTTCCCTATTATTAATATAACACGTTAGCAAGGGGATTCAAGTTATCGTGTGCAACCTCTTGAACTGTCACACTACTATTTAATCTTTCTTCTGCTATGGTATAGTAATTCTCATCCTTTTCAATACCAATAAATTCTCTGTTGGTATTAAGGCAAGCGATACCTGTAGTTCCTGATCCCATGCAAGGATCAAGAATTGTATCTCCTTCATTTGAATATGTCCTTACCAAATACTCATATAATGCGATTGGTTTTTGTGTTGGATGTAGTTTACCCTCATCCTCTGCTGTCTTGAAATATAGTACACTTCGTGGGTATCTTGTTCCTTCAGTATTCTTAACGTGAACTGCTTTAGTCTGCTTACCATACTGAACTGCATCCCTAACTGCTTTACCTTTATCGTATGGTTTGCCTACTGTCATTTGTGGATTATATGTTGGTTGTTTTTTATAGAATACAACTATATCCTCATGTGATCTCATCGGTTGTTTCTTTGCATTGAGATAACCAGTTGACTTTGATTTCTCCCATACTAAACAATACTTAAAATTAGTATAATTAGTTGATATGAGTACGGAAGTAAAAGGTTGTGATGCTGTGGTCACAATCGCACAATTAGGTTTACATATTATGTCCACATGATGCCAGAATTTATCGTAATCAATGATCTTATCCCACTCATTACGTCTTTTATTTAATGTTCCGTAAGGAAAATCTGTCAGTAGCAAATCTATACTCTGTGGTTCAATGTTTGGAAATACATCAAACATATCATTGTGATACAGATTCATTTAATTAACCATTGTATGAACTCATTATACACCATTTCATCAAGATTGAAAAGTCCTCTAAACTCTTCTTTGTATATTGGTTTTGATGATGATCTCTTACAAGTTGGATTCACAAAGAATATATTAACTTTCTTTCCTGTAAACTTCTCGAAATAATGTTGATAATATTGAAATGCTCCATTCCCACAAGCATTTTGACCCGCAAAAATTGCGTATTCTGCATCGTCAGGTACGTCTGGGGATTGTTCTAGTTCAATAAAATCAAGTATTGCACGTTTTAGATAGCAAGCATCCAAATATGTTTTTGATTCTATCAACTTTGTCATTCTATTGTCTTTATAAACGTGCCAATCAACTTGTAAATTCTTTAAACAATATCCATTTACTTCTTCTGTTTTTACATAATCATTCTTCTTTGCATCTAGTCCTAATACATCACAAGTTCTCTTGATTAAATTCTCATATAATAGTCCTGATGCGTTTCTTGCATCCCCACCACCACCATTTTGGTGTATGTTTGGAAGTGCATCAAGTTCCTTATCATATAATTCGATGACAGGTGTTAAATCCATTAAAATACTGTGATTATACCCAGTATAATCAATATAATACTATTATGCAAAGAAGATGTGTCAGTTATTTAATCGTCATAAACCAGACACTCTGGTTCATCTGGGTGCATTTCACAAAATAATTCTAATGCGTTTGGGTCATGATGATCTCCCGCTTCGATTTCATCATGATGATGATCTACATAAACTTCTAGTTCATGTAACTCTTCTTTGTAATGTCTCCTCGCTGCTGAAGAGATTGTTGGGTCTTCGATAAGGTGCTTATCCTTTTCGATATGGTCTTCTATTGTTTTCATAATGTTTTCTCTTGTACACTATTATTTATTATTATAACAATTTTTTCATGTTTCGCCAACTATTACACTATCTTCAAGATGAAGTCCTGACAAATCATTTCCCCATATCTCGACTCTCGAACCTTTAGGTGCATCAAATGTTAGTATTTCTGACGGAAATATTACCTTTTCAACAAAAAAACTTTTTTCTCCAATACAACGTACTATAATCATTCTATTGGTTACATTTTTATAAGAGTATTCAATCATGACTCTCAACTTCAGTAAAATTATTAGTCAACATAGTCACTAGAGTTCTACCCTCTGCTGCACATATCTCGTGATATTTTGTATTCTCCTTGACAGCATCTATAACTGCGGTGTATATTTCTAGAGGTCGGCAATCAGAATTAAGACACTCTTGTACCCACTCCTTCAAGATTTTTAATGATCTTTCGTCTTTAGTGTGTCTCATTGTCAAGATTAATCGCTTTTTCTATTATACCTTGAACCTCCTTTGAAGTCAATGAGTTCATCCATTTCCAGTTCGGGTCGTTCTTATCCCACTCTACTGTATATGTTCCATCTTTATTCTGATTTACTTTAAGTGAGTCCATCATGCAACCTTAAAATAACTACTATCTAACCAACTCATACTACCACATAACTTGATCTTTTGTCCACTCTTTATGTTATCTACGACATAAAATTGACCTACAATTAACATACATTTCTCGCACCCGCCTTTGTATATTACTCTGTCTCCCGAATGAATTTGCATAAAAAAATACCCCTGATAGACAAGGGTATTTATTACTTTTAATCTTCTTTAAGGTGGATGTAGGTAGTGAACTATCATGTCATTAAGACCTCCTTACATATACGTTTACAAGTTGGTTGGTCATCACTACATTCGATTAAACACTCGTAGTATTCTGCGATTAAATCATTGTCTGAATCTATTGATCCTGATAATTGATTATAGGAAATTAAGTTGTGCATTTCTCATTTTTAAATACAATTTATTTTACATAATATAAAACTTTAGTGCATCGGTAACTCCTTAAGGTTCATTTTTATTTAGACAAAATATGTCTGTATTTACAGATACAATGTAACAAAAATTTATGCCTACGAGTTTATACCTACCTCCATTTAGTGAGTGGTTTTGCACCAATTAACTTTGCGGTTTCTAGATCATCACTCTCATCTGGGTTAGTATGATATGTAACTTCCTTTAATGTTTTAAGGTATTCTAAAACGTGTTCTCTTATCTCCATCAAGTCCTCGTAGCATCCTTGATTATATGCACAACCACGAAGAGTGTGGTCAGGTTTTAATACTGATTCTGTGAATAAATCTAACGCTCTTTGATATTTTTCAGCATCAGTTTCACTTTTGTCGATTGAGTTTTGATCGTGCATCTTTCTTCTCCTTTTGAATACCCTTTTTTATGTATATCATAGCACATTCAAAATTCTTTGAGAAGTGTTCTACGATACCATTATGTACGATAGCAAACTTCCTACCATTAGATGGAACTGCTGCCCACATACCATCTTTAGATACCCAACCAGTTGGTTGATCTGGTTTAGGGTCTAGTAGTGTGGGAAATGTAGTAGGATAGAATGATTGATAATTGTTAGAATTTCGCATTTACACTTACAATTCTCGCATTAGGATTTCTAGCAAGAGCAACTCTTCTTGCTTCCTCGTAATCGACAGCATATACTTGCTCGGTAAATACCTTACCTGCAACATATAACTGAACTTCGCATTTCATAGTAATACTTTAACTATTTGTATTATATAATATCTAATATGTTGATGCAAGGTTCTTGTGACACTTTATTAACTGGTTGATAATCTTGTATTCTCTTCTGAATTAAGTTACCATATCCTTCATTGAGTTCACACCCAATATAATGTCGATTTAGTGACTTTGCTACTGCCGCTGTAGTACCTGCACCCATGAATGGGTCAAGTATT